AATGAGAACAAAATAAGAACATCTAGTTGACAGATTGTCGCACCTACTTAAATCGTTGAAAAATAAGGGTTTTAATTTGCATTTTTTTTAAAATAATGCTTGCAATTCATGTCGTTTTAGTGTAATGTATACTTATATTTGAAAGGATACATTATGAAACTTAAAACTACTAGAAACAATCTACTTAAATATATCAATACTCCATTTGACGGTCAAGATTATGAGACCGTTGCTCATCTTATTGCCGGTAATCAATTGATTGCCGCTGCTAATCATATTGATATGTTAGACACTATTGTTAGAGATACAATGAAAATTGTTATCATGAAAACTTGTCCTAAGATATCTTATGAAATGTTTGGTGTTACTGAATTTAAAACTTACGGTGACGAAGAAGATCAAGGTATTTGGTCAGAGTTTGCTGAAGAAGGGTTGGCACAATAATGAAAAAAATTGTTTTGTTTTATATTATATTTGCACTATTAATTTGGTATGGGTTTTATCAATGGAATGAACAACTTGCAATGGCGGCAGTTTAATGTTTAAAATTACTGTTATTATTTTATTACTATTAATTTTATTAAATCAATGTGGAGGTCTGTAAATGTTTCATATAGTTTATACTAGAAGTTACTACGATAGAGAACACGAAGGTGGTCACTTCGATAACTCTTGGACCGTTTTAAGAAACGTTCCTTATTCAAGACTTAGCGAGTTTTCAAAAGATGTGCTTGCTGAGAAAAAGGTAGAGTGTGACGCATACTACAAAATTAATGACGAGAACAGAATGTCTTATGATGAAATACAAATTGATAAAGACCAATGTTTTCATTCTTCTTGTTATATTGTAGATGATGAAGACTATTTTAAAACATACAAAGAGGTATATGATACCTTTGATGAGGAATATATACACAACTATGGGCAAGATTGTGAGTTCATGGTACAAAAAGATTATGGGAGGGCATAATGATAGATTATTTAACATTTATAGATGAATTGAAAACGATTAAAAACGCTAATGATACCATAGAGTCAAAGAAAAGAGTTGGCGGTATTATTGATGAACACATTAAGAAATACGAGGGTTTAATAAATGAACACGAAAAACAAAATGCACCTGCGACAGAAAGTCGCAATGAAATGAAAGACCCTTACCAAATATGGTTGGAAAACGCAAAAATTGAAAGGCAACTAGGGTAAATTAGTGCTTGACAATAGCACGATTTTATGTTAGTATATACAATATGAGTTTGATTTATACACACAATTCAAGTCCTAGACGATATAAGAAAGTTGTTAAGAACAAATCTTATCGTGAAGCAGTACAGAAACAACGACAGTATCTTAAATCACTAGGGATTGATCCTGATAGAAAGATTGACAGAAATCAATTCAGAGCATATAATGATTGGTGGGTTACAAAAGAGTATGCAAAGACAAAGGAGAGAAAACATGTAGAGAGAGAACCAAGAATGGGTAACGGTGGTACGAAACCTGTTAACAACTTTAGACTAGAAGAAAGTCAAAAGTTTACTGTTGCACCTGCATACAACAAAGGTGCATATCAAGTTATTACTAAATCAAATATAAAAGACATAGGGAGATAATACATTATGACTAAATCAAAAAAACAAAAAATACTAGAAAACGACTTATCAATGCCATCTATAATGGCAGAGTTTCACTCTTATGAAACTGGTGCTGAAAAAGCAAAGTTTCTAAGAGAAATGCAATCACTCAATTTACCTTATGACGTGAATTGGGAAAATCTTGCACAATGCCATGCAGGAGAAAAATCTTGGCCGAGTTTTAATTACAAAAAGAAAAAAGATAAAGACGAGAATATCTTATTAGATAGTTTTGAAGTATCACAATCTGCTGGCGAAGATAAACCATTAACACATGAAGAACTTGAAGCACTTATCTAGTTTATTAATATTACCATTTGTATTTGCATGTACAAATATGGGTATGCACGATAGAACTGTTCATAGTCAAATGTTTGTAGATCATTTAAATAATATGCCATCAGGTAAATCAAGTTATTTAATGTGGCACAATCCTAACACAGGTAATTCAGGTGACATAAAAGTAACGAGATCATATATTGACAGAGGTTTTAAATGTGTAGATTATACATCAACTGTTGATATACAAGACCAGTTTCCAATATACTCTATCTCTAGTTTAGATAGAAGTACAGAGTTTGGAAAAGCATGTCAACTACCTGACGGTAGATGGCAGATTATTGAAAGAGTATTATGAAACTAATATACATGACAATTATTGCTGTATTTTTTATTATTGTAATGTGCATTTATTCTGTTACAAACACAGCATATGGTAAATCAACTGAAAGTAATTGTGTTATACAAAAGATTTATACACCAGACAAAGAAACATTATTAGAAACAAAGATGGTGTGTAGAGACGGCAATGTGGGTCCTACTTATTGGGAACTATTTGCTGAATTTTATTATGCAGGCGTATCTGAACAAGAATATTGCAGATATGTAAAGGGTAAATTATTACCTAAAAAAGTCTGTTTAAATGAAGACGGTACATGGAGGTATCATGATTAAATTTATTATGGGAGTTATGTTTTGTTACATACTCATTGAGTTATTTGGGATGAGTGTATTCTCAGATATGTATTCAGTATTATTGAATATGTTTAGTGAAGTGAAGGAGGTGACTAATCAATGAAAAATATATTATTAATATTAATGATGACTTTGTTAACTGTGGGTTGTGCTAAAACTGTAAAGATAGATAACGAAGCAGAAACAAAATCAGGCAAGATAGAAGAAGTGCCAAAGTGGTTTGTTGAGAAAACAGACAGCAAAGGTTTCATGGGCAAGAAAGATAAATTTTTTGTTTATGGTGTTGGTGTTGCAACCTCACCTGACTTACAACTTGCAACTGAAAAAGCAACACTTATTGCAAAAGCAGATATCGCTGATGTAATCAAAGGTGAAATGAATAGAGAAACTAAAACTTATATTCAAGAAGTAGGACAAGGCGAAGGTAACAGACAAGTCGTTACTGAAACGCAAGATACTATCATTAATGTAATCACTAATACAAAAGTTATTGGTTATGAAAGATGGAAAATACAGATTGCACTTACACCTAATGATGAATATAGAGTGTACATTGGATTACAATATCCTCTTGAAGAATACAACAAGTTAAAAGAACTTGTCGAGAAAGAAATGGTTGCTGAACTAAATAGTATAACAAACAATAGTGAAGAAGCATTTAATAGTTTAGAGGAGAAAATATAAGATGTACAAAGTTTTTTCAAAGCCTAACTGTGTTTTTTGTGACAAAGCAAAGGCAATGTTAAAAAAATTAGATATACCTTATGAGGAGTATAAACTATCTACAAACATGTCAGGTGGTGATGGTGAGTATGAAATTACTATTGATCAAATGTTTGAAATGATAGGAAAACAAGTAAGAAGTATGCCACAAATAATGAAAGGTGATACCTTGATTGGTGGTTATACAGATTTACGAGAACACTTTATCAACGAAGGTAAAATAACTTTTAGTGAAGTAAATGAACGCTAAAGTATTATCGTTTCCTGATGGTAGAGAAGTGCCTATTGAGCAAGCAACCTCAGCAGAATCAATAACTGACCATCAAACAAAAAAATATGCAGACGCACTAGTTGATGATCATATCATTCAGTTAGTGGCGTCATTGCAACAAGAAGGTTTAGACGTGGGTAAACCTACAGGAACTAAAACATTTTTAGATGTAGGTATATTTTTAGAAGCATTTAGGGCAATGATATATAGAGACATGGATTTAAAACATCCTTTTCATAACATTACAGATAAAATGATGTATGTAGAAAAAAGTAAAGGTCGTAAATATTCTGTTGTAAATTATTCTGGCACAGAGATAATAAAAGTACCTGAAGAAAAAACTGATAACGTTATAGAATTTGAAAGTGAAATAGATTTTAATGATACTAATTGATTATTCGCAAATAGCAATCTCAAATATCGCCGTACAACTTGCCATGAGTAAAGACAAGAATATCTTGTCAATACCTATGGTTAGATATATGATATTAAACTCAATAAGAGGTTATGTACATAAATTTAAAAATGATTATCCTGGCGATGTTGTTATATGTGTAGATGGTCCTGACCCATGGCGTAGAGACATATTTGAAAACTACAAAGCAAAACGTAGAGAGGGCAGAAATAAAGACGATAAAGATTGGGAAAGTGTATTTGGTTTATTACACACTATCAAAGAAGAAATAAAAGAAAACTTTCCTTACAAAGTTGTACAATTAGATAGAGTAGAAGCAGATGATATCATTGCTGTTGTAATTAAAAAAACAGTAAAGAAATGGTTTAATGAAAAGTATTTAATTATATCAGGTGACAAAGACTTTCAACAACTACAAAAATATCCTAATGTAACGCAATACTCACCCATACAAAAAAAGTTTATAGAGACAGATAGTCCTCAAGAATATATTTACGAACACATTTTAAGAGGTGATACCTCAGACGGTATACCTAACTTTTTATCACCTGATGATACTTTTGTAAACGGCATAAAACAAAAACCTATACAAAAGAAAAAACTAACAGGTTGGATACACTCACTTATGAATAACGGTGAACCAAAAGATTTTTGTAATGAGTATCATTATCGTAATTACCAACGTAATCAAAAACTAATTGACTTTGATAAGATACCTGATGATATTGAAGAGGATATATATAATGAGTATCTTGAAACAGAGGTTACTATGGCAGGTCGACATATGATTTTGCCATACTTAATAAAAAATGATTTGAAAGAATTAATAGGTAAAATAGAGGAGTTTTAAAATGGCTGATAATTATAATTTGTCTTTTCATGAAATACTAACAAAGGTAAATAATGCAAAAGATAAACCTAAGAAAATAGAAGTATTAAGAAAATACGATACAAACGAATTAAGAATGCTTATGAAAGGTGCATTTGATCCTAAGTTAGAATGGTTAATGCCAGACGGTGCCCCACCGTATAGAGTAAATGAAGCACCTGTAGGCACGGAACACACTTGGTTAAAACAAGAAGTAAAAAGAATGTTTCACTTTCTAAAAGGTGGTAATCCTCAGTTATCACAAATGAAAAGAGATAATATGTTTATTCAAATGCTTGAAGGATTGTGTGCTGAAGAAGCACAATTGTTACTTTGGGTAAAAGATAAAGAACTAAACAAGCACTACAAAGGGTTAACTGCAAATCTAATCAAAGAAGCATTTGGTTGGAATGACGATTTTATGCGAAAAAACTCATAAAAACCTATGTGACAACTTGTCGCACCTATCATTTTTTCTCATAACCCCTTGAAATATAGGGGTTTTTTCTTTTATATAGTGCTTGACTTTTGATGTAATTTAGTGTAGTATATAACTATATTATGAAAAAACAACGAAAGGATACATTATGGGTAAAGTAAAACAATGGGCACAAGATAATGCCGAGAACTTTCTAGACAATCTAGAAAAACAAATTAAAGATGGCACTCAAACAATTGAGTCTGCTATGTTACTTGTTAAATCTGCTGATATTATGTGGGATTTAATTGGTTTCAATCACGTTGATGAGGTAGAAGATTACCTATCAGAACAATCAAATAAATAATAGAGGTCTATGATGAGATTATTTTCAATTACATTTATTATTGCTGGATTGATTGCTTTTGCAATCGCCAACGAACAAATGAACAATTGTACAGACGATGGTTGTACAGATTTTTATGATGGCAAAAATGACACCACACCTGCACCAATCGTAAAAGTTGAACCTGTTAATTATGTAATACCAGTTGTAGATACAACAAATGGTAAAGATGAATTTGTAATGTCTTTATCACAATGTATTGACCACATCTATCAAGACGTTCCTATAGAAAAACAAATACCTAAAACTTTAATTATTGCACAAGCAGCATTGGAAACTGGTTGGGGTCAATCAAGATTTGCTAACGAGGGTAACAATCTATTTGGCATTAGAACATTTAACAAAGATGAAAAATGGTTACTACCAATTACATGGGATCAAAACAAATGGATTGGTTGGGGTGTAAAAGTTTATGAGAGTAAATGTGATAGTGTAAAAGACTATGTAAGAATTATCAATGAAGTATGGGCATATGAAGGTTTAAGAGAAGTTAGAGACAATGGTGGTAGTGTTTATGAAATGGCAGATCACTTAACGTTATATGCTTCTAAACCAACATATACTAAACTAGTGAAACAATTAATTAAATATAACATAGAAGGTGTATATGACTTATAATTTATTTTGGAAAAGAGTTAACGCTTTGGAAAAAGCATATAACTCAGCACCAAACGATATGAAATACATATGGTGGCACAAACTATATGCTATGATGTTAAAAGTTGAATATTATTAGGAGGTTGACAATGGCAAAATTTTATGATATAATAAAGAATAATTTACTTTTGATAACAGTTATGTTGTG